CATAGAAAAATACATTTGGGAAATTTAACTTTATTATAATATTTTGCGTGATTAGTGTAGTGGTAACATGCCTCCCTTCCAAGGAGTTGTCCTCGGTTCAAATCCGTGATCACGCTTTCCTTTGATATTAAAGGAATATAGTTTAATTTAGGGAGATTAACTCAGTGGTTAGAGTGTCTGCTTTACACGCAGAAAGTCCACAGTTCGAATCTGTGATTTCCCATTCACAATCTTAGGGTTGTGAATATACATCTTCAATATTTGCATTATTATGTCACTTATTTCCCAACAAGATAGAACTCTTGCTGTTGAAGCATTAGATTTTTATCTCTTCAATAAAAATAAAGATTTTACTGAAGAAAAAAGAGCACAACTAAATGCTCTTATAAATTGGATTAAGATAGAATATAATAAACATGCAGATTAATTTATGGTATAATCAAACCATGAAACAATGGAGATGGACTTTAGTTGATTCTAAACTAAATATGGAATCTGGTGGGCAATCAGATTTGAGACTTGCTATGAATGATGTAGCAAACACAGTCAAATACTTAATTAGTAAAGAAGACTGATTTTATAATCCCCTATAATCCGAGTAGCCCGCAAGGTGCGGGAGCAAACTGTTAATTTGTTATAGGTCAGTTCGATTCTGACACTCGGAGTTGACTATCCTATAAACATTATGTTATTATAAATAGTAATAGTATGTTTCTTGGGTATGTCTAATTCAAAAGCAGTTTCTGATTATAGGAGACGAGCAAAAAATTATGCAATAGAAGCATTTAAATCTAAATGCGGAATATGTGAATACAATAAATGTCCTCAGGCATTGGAATTTCATCATCTAAATCCTGATGAAAAAGATTTCAATATGTCATCAAAAGGAATTACTCGTTCTTGGGATAAAGTTTCACAAGAACTTAAAAAGTGTGTATGTCTTTGTGCTAATTGTCATAGAGAAGTTCATGCCAATATAACTAAAATTCCTAAAAATATAATTCTTTTTGATGATGATTATTCTATTTGGATAAGTCAATTTTCCAAAAAAATGTCTTCTTGTCCTGTCTGTAGTTCTGAAATGCCTGCCAGACAAAAATATTGTTCCGACAAGTGCTCTAAAAAAGTTAGAGAAAAAGCAAACTATCCAAGTGATGAAGAACTTTTAAAATTAGTAAAAAATCACGGGTATTCCTATACTGGTAGAATGTTTAATGTTAATGGAAATTCCATTAAAAAAAGGTTAAAGACAAGAAATTTATTGACCTAGAATGTCAATAAACTTCAAATAACGCAGACGAGTGTAAAGGTAGCACGATAGGTTCATACCCTATAGGACGGAGTTCAATTCTTCGGTCTGCCACCAAACAAGGGGTTATAGCTCAATTGATAGAGCATTCGGTTTGCAACCGAAAGGTTTCGAGTTTGAACCTCGATAACTCCATTGTCCAAGAGGATGAGAAGTCTGATGTTTCGGACAGAGTTTCAATTACTCTCATCTCCATTACTTGGGGGTGCCAGGTTTCGACGGAGCATAAAGGTCTTATCTGTTGACGGGACAAGTCCATAAACGCAGCAAACAAAATCGTTGCTTTCTCTCGTCAAACCGCATTGGTTTGAACTAAACGAGTGAGGGGGTTATAAGTTTCCTTCTCATCAAAAACTTACAAGGGGGTGTAATGCCCTCTATTTTTATGTCTTTGAACTGGTGCAAAAAATGCACAGGTTCATCTTGTGACGGTATTTGAAGTGGCACAGGGAACCACCAAAACCTCATAGGGGGTGCTATGATTACTAGGTAATCAAAACAATTGACGGAAATCGTCAGAAAAACATTATGACAAATTTGAATCAATTTTTCAAAGAAATTCTTGAACTTAATTTTGTGTCTGGAGGTTATCAAGAATCAGAACACGAAATTGCTGTAGAAAATGCTTTGTTTTCTAATGGATTTTTGAAATCAAAAATTAAAAAAATTACAAAATTACAACGTAATTTGGCACTTAATGGTGGTGATATTCCTGGATTAAAAGAAGGAGAATATATTTCACAACCGACAGGAAAAAATGATAGTCCAGATTTTATTATAAGGTATAAAGGAAAACTTTATTTTATTGAATGTAAATCCTCCAAAACAACTCACCCAACTTATAATGGCGGACTTCCAAAAGAAGAATATATCTACATCTTTACGAGTAAAGCAACTAATGAGACCACAATTTTTTATGGTAAAGATGTAGTGTCATTAGAAAAGAGAAAACTATATTCAGAATTGCTTGTGGAATTAAATGAAATTCTGCATAAATATCAAAACATACCAGAATGGAAAGATGATTCTCGTGGATTTGACTATTATATTAGAAATATGTATACTCAATCTGGTGGGTCTGAAAAGACTGATTACTTTACACACAAAGAGAGGTTAATCTGTGAACAAAACGTTCTCAATTCTATTAGGTGATTCTAAAGAAGTGTTATCTAATTACAAAGATAATACTTTTCATAGTTGTATCACCGATCCCCCTTATGGAATGAATATGGACCATTGGGATCATTCAGTTCCTTCCGTAGACATCTGGGTTGAAGTGTTTCGCACACTTCGCCCAGGTGCTTTTTGTTTAGCATTTTGTTCTCCAGAACTTTATCATCGTCTGGCATGTAATGTAGAGGATGCTGGATTTAAAATTAAAGATCAAATTATGTGGATGACAACCACCAAAATGCCTAAACATAATAGATTGAAACCAGCACATGAACCAATAGTAGTAGCACAAAAACCATATCAAGGAACACTTCAAAATAATTTTGAGAAGTGGGGATGTGGTTTGATTGATACTGAAAATACTAGAGTGCCATGGGATAAGAAACCACCAACAGGTTGGGTAAAAGATGGTGCTAAACGTCGTACATTTGGACGTGATGGAAAAACTACAGGAACACAAGAAGAGTTTGGAACTGTAGATGCTAACCCTGCTGGTAGATATCCTTCTAATATCATTGGTGATGTATTACCAGAGCACCAAAAATATTTTTATGCTCCTCGTGCCACAAGAAAAGAAAAAGGATCAGACAATGACCATCCAACAGTTAAACCAATTGACTTGATGGCATATTTGATTAAAGTGTATTCTCCAAAAGAAACTATAGTATTAGATCCTTTTTGTGGAAGTGGATCTACTGGTGTTGCTGCTCTTCAAGAAAACAGAAAGTTTGTTGGAATAGATTTATCTTCACATTATGTTGACATTTCAGCAAAAAGGTGTGCAGACTGGGAACTGGCACATAACACTTCCAATCCCCTAGCAGACCTGCTATAATTACAGAGTAAATCAAAGAAATTCAATGCGTCCTCTTCTTGCTATTTTTGGAACTGTGATTGGTTTTGGTGCTCTGGTTTGGGTAAGTACGGCACACGAACTTATCTTCCAATCATTCTTCAATCCCAAATTTGAAGATGTCCGTCGTAATACTTTTGAGCACAGCAAATCATTCCGTGATGGTGCTGTGACCGAATTACAGAATATGCAATTTGAATATATAAAGGCTTCCGCCGAACACAAACTTGCTTTGAAGGATATTATCATTCATAGGGCAACAGAAGTGCCAGAAGACGCACTACCACAAGACCTTTATAATTTCATTCAAGGTCTAAAATCTAATTGATAAAAGGACACTTGACGAACTGGCACGGAGGCACTCCACAGATGCCCCCGATGCCCTATAATACTCTCATACACACAGAGGAATGATGACTGCTCTTTATTTTGAATCCGAAGACGGAACTCAATTTGATACTGCCATTTTTGATGGTTATCTTGTTGGAGACCGAATGCTCGAAGGTGTTCGTTTTATTGTGAAGATTGAGGATGGAAAACTTCACCCAACTATTCACACTGATGATGCCCAATACTTTTCTACTCTGAATGAAAAGTATTGGTTGAATAAAGTGACGGACTATGTTCAAGACTATGATGTTTTTAGTCATCCTCAAACAGGAGAAGATGTTTATCTTGTGACTGATGAAGAATCTGAACCTGTTGTAGGTGTTGTTGGTAAAGCATACACTTGGGGAGAAGTTCTTCAAAATTTGAAGAACTCATCACTATTTTGAATGAAAAGGACACCTGACGAACTGGCACAAGACCTTCCCCATTTCCCCCCATTCCCTGCTATAATTACTAGGTAATCAACAAATCAAATGTCTCCAAAACTTTCTATTGGAAAAGAAAAAGCAATTGAACTTTATGAAACTGAATGGTGGAAAGAAAAGTCTTATCATGAAATTGCCGAATTTCAACTCTTCACGGCAGAACTTTGTTGCCCCTTTGATGTATTTCACGAGGCAGTTGAAAAGTCTCTTGGTCGTCCAGTTTTCACTCACGAATTTGGACTAAATTACGGTGGAATTTGTAAAGAGTTTCTGGGTGAGAAAGAACCACCTACTATGAATGAAATTCTTCATATGATTCCCCAAGAAAAACTTATTGTCGTTACTAACTAATTATGAAAGCATATAAAATTGAAATCATTGCCTTTGACCCAAATGGTGATTGTGATTTTGGGAGCATGATTTATGAGT